ATGAGTTAAGGATAATTTGGACAGTCGGCACTATGTTTTGTCTAGGGTAAAATAATGAAAATATTTTCGGGATATAAGAAAAAAGGCAAGAAACGGTACGGTCTAGCAGACAAGGGAAATGGATTTGAATTATTCCTTGCTAGTGGCAAGAAAATATATCTAAGGGAACGCTACCCAGATAGTTTAGAGATCATGTCCGTTGACGGACCAATCACTATCACAGCCAACGCATCGAATGTATTCTACGTTGAAGTCAAGGATAGACGTGTTGCGTCCTACGCCGAGGAGATAAAGAAGCATGCATCTCCGTTGTAAGTGGATAGTCGAGATGAATGAAAAAACGAAAGTGACTCTTCCTTGCGGACATATACAAGAGTATCAAAGACCTAGTTGTAGGACATGCTCTGTATGTAACAGGCATCAGGTGTACGATAGTTTTGAGGGCGGAAGTTGGATCGATTCATGAAACGTAATCGAGCATGATACAGTGAATGGAATATGCAAACGACATCATCAATATAAGTCTGATGGCCGTCGCAAATGACAACTGAACAAAAGCGCATGTTGTTTGTTCTTGCAGAAACACATCAACAATTTAAGGCATGGTGCTTAGACAACGATAAAAGTTTTCATGATCCTAATATCAGATACATTTACACTGAATCAGATCTTCGAGGTATGAACGACTTCGATTATACTATTTATGGAACACCACACAGAAGAAAAGATTTCAATGATATAATGTTTCTACTAAAAGACGCTAAGATGTATCGCGGTACGAAGTTCATTGAAACAAAACAACGCTACGGTTAATTCAGTAGATTCCGCTTTAGGTCCGTCGCCTCATAGACTCCTACAAACCCCCTCCTCCAGTAATAACCCCCAAAAGGGTAGGTTGTACCTATTGCTAGGGTCATGCCTCTGTATTGCCTTCCTGTGCGTTCTGATGATAGGTCGTAGGTATAGTCGTGAGATTGTATGGGGGACGGCTTTAGGGAGAAAAAATAAATGGGTGTCGAAACCCTTTAGACTGTCTATAGACTTTTATTCAAAGGAACGTTAGATGTATATCAATATCACACAAGAAGACATTGAATTAGGTATCAAAGAAGATGCCACTTCTTGTCCTATTGCTCGTGCCACTATGCGTTCTATTGAAAGTTATCTAAAAGATCGCGGTTTTGTTGAGATTAACATCAGTGTTTATCAGTTTGGACATATCTTCTTAGATGGAGGAAAAACGTGGCTTGGTCCACAAATAACTATATCTGCTAGGAATAATTCTAGTCCTAATGAATATTATAAGACTTATGCTCCTATCGCTCTTAGATGTGAAAAATTTATTAATGACTTTGATAATGGATGGGAAGTTAAGCCAATGAAAATTATTCTTAATGAAAAGTATCTCAATTTAGTTGAACGTCGATAATGTATAAGGAATAGACATGAGTGTTTTAATCGAGTTCATTCAGAAGTTATTGATACTTGCGGCAATGATGGCGATGCCGCAAGACGAACCGCCAATGATCTCAATACAACAGGAGATATCTTCTCCTGTTGTGTCTGTAGTTTCCGTTGCGTCTGGTTCATGCAACACTTACTATTATCGTCCACCTGAGTTAACTGACTCTGATTTGACTGAATTACTTATTCAGTATAGTTGGCCTATTGAAAGTATGAGACACGTGATCCGCGGGGAAAGCGGTCTCATCTCTCCAGTCACTAACGAATATGTTTACTGTTTCGGGTCAATCAGTCCAGTTAACAAAGATGGCAGTAATGATCATTGCGGTGTTCAAATCAATGACCGATGGTGGGACTTCGATTTCGAGAAACTAAGAAGTAGTCCAGAAGAATGCATTAAGGCCGCATGGACAGTCTATGAAAGACAAGGTCCTCAGGCATGGAGAAACACTTGGCCTTAACTAGAAAACGAAAAGTAGCGTCCACTAAGAAAGAGATTGTGAAGACTAAGACAAAGAAGCCAACGGCCACAGTAGAGAGACCGCACCGCGAACAATTCAATCTCTGGGGCATCGACAAAGACAAGCGCGATAGGTTTGTCAGGTCGTCTCAGGCAAGAGGTATCGCGCCGGCAGAATACTTCGGACGCATGTTCGACTTCGTAGTTGAGGCTCAGGCGTCCGACAGTAAGATACTTAAGTCTATGTTGAAAAAACATGATTTAGAAACAATCGTCATCTAATCGAATTCTATTAGGACCCCGGCCTCGAATGGCCGGGGTTCTTTTTTTGTGCTTTTTCAGAAAGAACTATTTCTGAATGATTACTTATGCTGTATACTACGGGTAAGTAAAAATCACTGAGACATCTCTCTACCGGGACTTCGCGTCCCTTTTTCTGTTTCTAGGAGGAATTACATATGGCACTGAAAAAGAAGAAGACTCGCGAGTTTGTCTCCGAGAAGAAGACGCCTCGCAAGATGAAACACAACCTGAGCAAAAGAGAATTTGCCGACAAGGTAACAGGTTCTCGATGGTCGGGTGTGCCGTTCCCCGCTGGGACGAAGCGTAAAGTTTTCGAGATCTACTGCCAGTTTGACGGCAATGTCAGCAAGACCAGAAAGTATCTCAAGGACAACAAGATACTGGACGAGGGCAGGGTGCCTAACCTATTAACCCTCCAAAAATGGGCGGTTGAGGGGCATTGGAAGGTTCTTAAGGAAGTCGTTGATGACGGCATTCTTAAGGTGATGGAACTTGAAGAAGACCCTGATATCCAAGATGTCATTAGAGATGATGCTGCCCTCGCTAAGTTTCTTCTAAGACTTCGGTCGGGTCTGTACGCGAAGATGATGGAGAAGGGAAGCGTGCTTGAACCTCAGAATTCTCGAGAGGCTCTGGCAGTCCTGACTCATATCAAAGACATGATCGACCCGTACAGTGAACGTCTCGCAACTGCCAAGAAGCGACAAGGAATTCAGTCAGTTGAAGGAGACCTGCCCGAAGTACCAGACAACGTCGCCAGTATCACCAAATTGTTAAAGGATCGTGGCGAAGTGCCCACGAAGGAAAATATCTCTCGCGAGATTCTGAAAATCAAGGAAGCCAAAAACGCCAAATAGAAAGGCGATTCTATTATGCCGATTAGTGTATATAATCCTGAAGAAGTTGACGGTATCACTCGTTTCTTTAGAGATGACCGTCAGCAAAATGGTGAAAAAATTCATTTCATTCAGGCTGACTATGTCCGCCATGTGATGATTCAAAAAGAAATTTCGTACGACATATACTCGCACGATCAATCAGTAGTGAATGATGTTATTGAAAACTTTTCTGACGCTACTGGTCTTGTGATTCCAGAGGCGTTCGATAAGGGAACCGCAGTCTACAACATCAATGGCGTATTGATGGACAATGGTATAGTTGTCCCACTTAGAGTGTTGAGACAGCAGATTTTCCTCAGTGGTGGTGTGTATCCGATTCTCCGTGACGCCACGGAACACATTATGTACCATGCGCTCGGTAACGCTCTTTGGAATTACCTCGATTACAATGTTTGGAAAGAAGACAACGAACGTAAGAACGAATATCGTCGCCTCCGCAATATTGAATTAGGTGGTCCTCGTGCCAAGTACCACAAGCACCAGAATAGTCTCTTCTATATCGCTTCCGAAGATTTCAGATACTTATTCGGTACGATTAATGCTGGTCGAGGTCAATGGTTCCTTGACAGACATGGAATCTCTGCTCCTAACGCGGAAGTAATTAGTAACTTCTGGCGAAGGGAGGTCGAGTCTAGTGCCATTAAAGAAACGAGCGGCACGCCGATATCGTAAGCATCCTATGGATGCGATTCAGGAAGACCATGATGCACTCTATGGTTCTACTGATGATTTCCTTAAGGCTATGGGTCAAGAGAGTACGGTCATTTTCGCAGAAACAAATCTGCGTAATGAATCGGGTAGACCTCTTGACTATGAGCAGCACTTCTTCCAGAAACAATATCTAGAAGACTTCTCTCCTGAGTTGTGCGTTATTAAGAGTTCTCAGGTTGGTATTACTACCTCAAGTAATGTGAAGGCTCTTTACTTAGCACACTTGGATGACCCAAAGATTTGGGAGAAGAAGTTTGGAGTCAAGAATCGCTCAGGTATTAGCATCATCTATACGATGCCTACTGAGCGAGCGGTAAACGACTTCTCTGCTACCAGATTCAGAACGATGATTGGTAGCAGCCCTATGCTCATCGAAATGATGGGACTTAAAGGTAGGAAGATCGACGCCGTTACGAGACGTGCTATCGGTAACTCACTGATTCTTTTCCGTGGATCAACTAAAGATAGTCAGGCTATTTCTGACCCGGCGGACTTAATTATCAATGACGAATACGACTTCTCTGATCAGACCATCATCGAGACTCTTAACTCTCGTATCACGCACTCCGACCTACAATGGTGGTGGAAATTCAGCACACCAACAATCCCCAATTGGGGCATTGATGCTGAATACCAAAAGTCGAATCAATATAGATTTAACGTAAAGTGCCAGCATTGTGGGAAGTGGCAAGAAGTAAAGTGGCCGCGCAATTCGATGAAGAAGACCATTAGAGGAAAACGTATCCTCTATTGGGGTTGTTGGAAATGTTCTAAGGAATTAGATAGAACACAAGGCGAATGGGTGGCCCGATATCCCAATCGTGAATATCATGGCTACTATATTCCTCCTATGATTACTCCTTGGGTTCAGCCCAAGAATATCCTGGCTCTTCAAAAGAGATATAAATCTGAAAAGAAGTTTAGGAACTTCGCGCTTGGCGAAGCATTCTCTACTGGTGCAGATGTTCTGTCAAGAGAGATGATGTTGAAGCGTGTCGAGTTTGGCCGCGGCTTCAACCCTATGCTTGACCAGAATATGTATATGGGCGTTGACCAAGGAGATACATTCCACTTCGTCATTGCCAGAGGCGACAACAATCGTAGAGAAGTTCTACATGTCGGAACTAGAACTAGTTTCGATGATATTGTAAAACTAATGTATGATTGGAATATCAAGTTCTGTGTGTTGGACGCTCTGCCTAATAAGTTGCCCGCCATGCAGATGGCTAAGGATTTCTATGGAAGAGTGTTCTTAGCGTTCTATACTGAATTCGATTCAGAGGATGACGTACAGCAGAACAAGAAATTCCGGTACGCATTAAACTTGGACCGCACTAACACTCTCGATATGTCGGCGCAAGCATGGAGAGAGGGTGAAGCAGCCATAGTATTGAGTTCAATTCAATACAGTGGTATTCCTCCATTTATTGATGATCCTGCTAATTCCGATTCATTTATCCAGCAATTGGGTAACATGACTCGAGATGAAAAGGAAAACGAGAAAACTGGTAAGAGTCGTGCCGTCTGGATTAAGACTGGACCAGACCACTATAGACATGCCGACAGTTATTGTCATATCGCATGGCTCCAGAGTCGAGGCGGCGATATCGACTTGTTGATGACCAGACAAAATCAAGTTCTTACTTCTAGTGTCGGAGATTACTTCGAGATTGGTGGAGTCAGAAGTGATTTGCGCTCCTTATATTAAGGATTATGAAAATGGTAAGCGATAGAACTAATAGAAGAAGAAAACAAAGAAACCGAGACGCCTCTGGTATTGCTCCTTTACCGTCTACCACTGGTGCGTATCATGAATTAACCGTTCCTGGAAATTACCCATTCGGTGGGATGAGTTATCAGGAACTGTCGAACCCGAAGCCTGTATCATACGACGAGTTGCAGTTGATGCTTGACCTTGATGGTCATGCTCGTGGTCTATACAATGTTTTCCGTGGTCCGATTATTCGTGGCGCTAAGTATGTAAGAGTACAAGAAGCCAAAGGTGGAACAAAAGAAGCAGAATTCATACATAGTAATCTTCTGCTTCCAAGACATCTTGGTGGGACTACAATCCCATTTACAAAGAATGTAGCACAATTCTGTACTGCTTTCGTAAATGGATTCAAGGCTATGGAGAAGGTGTTCGATCCACCTAATACTGTAGTCAGTGATGGAATGATTCGATTAAGGAAACTCGCGCCAAGAGATTCGCGTACTATTACATTCAAACTCGATAGACATGGAGGGTTTGATGGAATCATACAGCGTACCAGTTGGCAAGGTCAATTAATTGAAGAGGAACTCTCGAACAAGAGATCCTTGTATTATGCAGTTAACGAAGAAGAGGTTCCATTCTATGGTAAGTCTCTCTTCCAAACTGGCTATTACCATTTCGACAAGAAGCACAAGGCTTACTTCATAGTGCATCTGGCGCTCGCTATGGGCGCTCTGCCGCCCCGGTTAGGTAAGGCGGCACCGGCAACTAGTGTCGATGACCGGATGAAGTTCCTGGACGCTCTGAGCAATCTTGGTACTAACGCGGCGATGCTTATCCCAGATGGTTTCGAGATTCTCCCAGAGCAGTTCAAGACAGTATCTGCAAACCTACCATATATGGAGTTGATTGAGCATCATAACTTAGAAATGTCTAAGTCCTTCGTTGCTCAGTTCATCGACATTGGTACTGGTGGCGGTGGTGGTGGTGGTTTCTCACTTAGTAAGAATCACGCGGATGCTTTGAATGTCGCTATCGAGAATCGTATGAACGAGATCGAAGACATTTACAACAACCACGTTATTCCGGAACTAATTCATTGGAACTTTGGTACTACTAATTTTCCAACGATTGA